CACTGCATATCATCCAAGGAATTGGCCTGTACTGATTCGGTTCCTGTCCAGACGCCGGTCAAAGACGCCCGCTACTGTTGGAGGGGTTACACCTCCTCCTCCAGTGACGTTCACTTACCTGCGCCCTGGTGGAGTGGACACTTACAAACGCCCTGACGGCACTTCAGACTACATTAGACCCTAGTTATGGCTGACCTTACAGTTTCTTCTGACATCGACTCTTTCCTCCAGTCTGCAAGCAGGCAGGCGGCAATGGACAACCTCGCTGGCGCTACAACTTCAGGTCAATACCTGAGAGGGAATGGATCTGACGTTGTGATGTCTGCCATTCAAGCAGGAGACGTTCCTGCTTTGAATCAGAACACAACCGGAACGGCTGCTGGCCTGAGTGCTACGCTGGCAGTGGCATCTGGCGGCACCGGGCAGACGACCTACACAGATGGGCAGATTCTGATCGGAAACAGCACTGGCAACACGCTGGCAAAGACCACACTGACTGCTGGTACAAACATGACCATCACAAATGGGCCTGGAACCATTACCCTTGCTGCTACTGGCGGAACAGCAACTGATGTTCAGACATTTACTTCGAGCGGCACTTGGACAAAGCCTGCTGGGGCGATTGCTGTGGATGTAGTGGTGATTTCTGCCGGTGGTGGTGGCGGATCTGGCCGCAAGGCTGGTGTTGCGACTGCGGCATTTAGTGGAGGTGGAGGTGGAGGTGGATCGTATTCTATGCGGAATATCTCTGCTGCACTGCTTGGCGGAACAGAAACCGTTACTGTTGGCAGTGGAGGAACTGGTGGGGCGTCTGTAACCGCTAACAGCACAAACGGAAACATCGGGGTTACTGGAGGAAACTCTTCGTTTGGCACTTGGATTCAAGTGGCTGGTGGAGGTGGGGCGGGAGCTGCTACAAACACAACTGGCCCAGCCGGTTCATCATCAAGTGCCCGAGCCATGTTTCAAGGTGGCAACGGATCGGCGGGAGGCGCAGGGGCAGGGGCACTTACTGCTGGGTCAAATACAACTGTCGCAGCCTCAGGAGGCGGCCCTGGTGGAGGACTCCCGGTTTCTGCAACAGTTGGATTTGCGGGGAGCTCAGGAGGGACTTGCCTTGGAACTTGGCTAAGTGGCGGAACTGCTTCTGGTGGAGCAATTGGAGCAAACGGCGGGACTGCTCCAAATGTTGCCGCAAACTTTGCTGCTGCTGGCAGTGCTGGAGCAGGCGGAGGATCTAGTGTGACTGGAAATGCCGGAAACGGCGGAAACGGCGGAACTTACGGTGGAGCAGGCGGAGGAGGTGGAGCAGGGCTTGATTCTGTTGGAAACTCTGGCGCAGGTGGCAACGGAGCGGATGGCATTGTTGTTGTGACAACTTACTTCTAATATGAGATACGCTATTGTAGACGACCTTACAAAAGTTGTGTTGAACCTCATCCGCTGGGATGGCGTTGCTCCTTACACGCCTCCTGCTGGCACTAGTCTGGTAAATGTCACGGATGTTTTGTGTGACATTGGCTGGATTCAACAGCCTGACGGCTCATTTTCTCCTGCTCCTGAAGAGTCCAATGGCTAAGAAGCAGGTCAACCTCTCAGTCAAGAAGGGCGAGAAGTTGCCTGTGTCTAAAGGCGCAGGGCTGACCGCTAAGGGACGAGCCAAGTACAACGCGGCTACAGGTAGCAACCTTAAGGCTCCTGCTCCTAATCCAAAGACCAAGGCTGACGCTGGACGCAAGAAGTCTTTCTGTGCTCGTATGAGCGGTATGCCGGGGCCCATGAAGGACGAGAAGGGCCGGCCAACAAGAAAAGCTGCTTCACTCAAACGCTGGAACTGCAAATGAAAGACGGACTATACGCAAACATCAATCGAAAGAGGGAACGCATCGAAGCCGGCTCAAAGGAGCGGATGCGCAAGCCGGGCTCCAAGGGAGCGCCAACTGCTGCCGCATTTAAGGCTTCTGCCAAGACCGCAAAGAAGAAGTAATGCAAGTCCCAATCCTCAACGGCATCTACACTGATACTGCTGGGGACTTCCGCGTGGAGTACCCACGCAACATGATTCCTGTCATACTCAAGTCAGGGATCTCTGATGGTTACTTTCGACCAGCAGACGGGATTATCAACCTTGGTACTGGCCCAGGCATTGACCGTGGAGCCATCGAGTGGCGGGGGCTTCTATACCGCGTGATGGGCACCAAGCTGGTGTCGATCTCTAGTACCAATGTAGTCACCGTCATAGGGGACGTAGGAGGCACTGGTCAGGTCACGTTTGACTATTCCTTCGACTACTTGGCTGTAGCCTCTGGTGGCAATCTGTTCCTGTATCGTCCAAGCACCGGGCTGCAACAGGTAACTGATCCTGACCTTGGCACTGTCGTCGATGTCGTCTGGGTGGACGGGTACTTTATGACGACAGATGGGGAGTTCCTGATCGTCACAGAACTCAATGACCCGTTCTCAGTCAACCCGCTTAAGTATGGGTCTGCTGAAGCTGATCCTGACCCAATCGTTGCTCTGCAAAAGGTCCGTAACGAGGTCTATGCGCTCAATAGACACACCATCGAAGTCTTCGACAACGTGGGAGGCTCACTGTTCCCGTTCCAGCGTGTAGAAGGGGCACAGGTCCAGCGTGGTACAGTTGGCACTCATGCCTGCTGTGTGTTCATGGAGTCCATCGCGTTTATCGGTGGTGGCAGGAACGAGGCCCCTTCTGTCTGGCTCATCTCTGGCAGTAATGCAGAACGGATTGCAACCAGGGAGATTGACCAACTGCTTACTGAATTTACAGAGGAAGAGTTGTCCAACGTCCTTGTCGAGGCCCGTGTGGACAAAGGCTACAGGCACCTGTTCATCCATCTGCCCAATCAGACACTTGTGTTTGACGCAGCCGCAACTACTGCTGCCGGCGCACCGGTCTGGTTCACGTTGGCAACTAGCCTTGTTGGGAACAGTCAGTATCGTGCGAAGAGCCTCGTTTGGGTGTATAACCGCTGGAATGTGGGTGACCCGGCGAGCACTGCGTTCGGCCATCTGTCTGACTCACTCTCGTCTCACTGGGGTGTACTGAATGGCTGGGAGTTTGCAACGATCATCCTGTACAACGAAAGCAGGGGGCTATTGTTCCACGAACTGGAACTTGTCTCGCTGACTGGCAACTCGATCTTTGGCACTGATCCAAGCATCTGGACCTCTTACACAGAGGACGGGGTGACTTGGAGTCAGGAACGAGTCTGTAAGGCTGGAATGACTGGTGCGCGTGGCAAGAGGTTGTCATGGCTACAGCAGGGCCGTATGCGCCAGTGGAGAGCACAGAAGTTCCGTGGAACCAGTGATGCACAGCTTGCTGTAGCTAGACTCGAAGCCAGAGTTGAACCGCTTGCGGTATGATCGAGGGACCATTCAAGATCACTCGTAATGAGCTGGCTCAGTTTCTGCCCTCTCAACGGGCGATCCGGGCTTTTGAACAGCTTTTTGCTCTCATCCCGTCCAGTCTCAACGACAACGCAGCTATAGTTGAGGAAGTCTCTGTAAACGCACAGAACGCCGATTCTAAGGCCGTTCAAGCACTGTCCGCTATAGACAGGTTAGCAAACGCAGTAGAGCTGCTTGCACTGGCTCCTCGAAGCGTCGAATTTAGCAGTGTTTCGGATATTGCCCCGCCAGTTGTGCAGGTGACTTCGCAGCCTGACATCACGCCTCCCGTCATCAACGAGGTGCGCAGAAAACGCTATGGTGCGTTTCACAGCACAGTCACTCAGACTGCTGCTGTCATCAATACAGCTTATCCGATGACTTTTGATGTCACGGACCTGTCTTTTGGTGTATACACCGGGACACCAAACAGCCGGGTGTACGTTGATACGGAAGGCATCTACAACTTTCAGTTCTCTGCTCAGCTTGATAAAATATCAGGTGGAGTTGGATTCTTCTTTATTTGGGTTAGGGTGAATGGAATTGACATTCCAGACTCTGCAACGCAGATTCGTATTCAAGGCAACAA